TTGGTTTTGGTTCTCAGCCTACCCCTACAAATCAAGGAGGAGGACTCTTCGGTAACTTATTTGGCGGTTTTGGCGGTGGTTTTCAAGGCGGTCTTACAGCTGCGTTGGGGGGTGCAAACGCAAAGATTGCCGCTGATGCTGCAAGAAATACAGCAGATGCTGCCTTTGCAGCTGCTCAAGGACAATTAAACTTCCTTAACCAAGCCAAAAGGGAAGATCGTGCTGCTGCGCTAGGACAGAATCTTTTTAATACAGCGTTTACGTTTGGCCCTGGCGCTAACTTGAACTTTGCCCGTGAGAATAGAGCTAGAGAATTAGAATTCGCTAGAAATTTCAGAGGTGATCTGTTAGCAGCTGAGTTTGCAAATAGTCCTGAAGCAAGACGAGCCGCACAATTCCAAAATGAACTTGCAATTAAAAATCAACTTGCCGGTAGAATAGGACAAACCGCAGCACTGTTTGGTAGCTCTGCACCTGTAAACATTTCTAACTTAGTTGTTTAAGGAGATTAAAAATGGTTTTAGGCACAATACTTGGAGCTGTTGCTGGACCACTGATCGGAGGTGCTGCCAGTAGTCTTTTCGGCGGCGGTGGCGGCGGTGGCGGCGGTGGCGGCGGCGGAGGCGGCGGAAGCAGCAGTAGCAGTGCAGCACAACGCACCTTTGATGTGTTTGAGCCCGGAGAGGATGAAAATTTACAAGACTTCCTTGATCTTTCATTTGGAGTAGGTCAAGATGTAATTGATAGTGGTAATAGAGTTTTTAGCAGTCCTCAGCGTAGAGCAAGTGCTGGTGCAGCTTATGAAGGATTTAAAAATAATCAGATTGCTGGTCTTTTGTCAGGAAGGCAAGGTCCTATTACAACTGGTTTAAATCTCCAAAACTTTATTACAGAAAACGATCTTTTTGATACAGACCCTAAGTATGGACAGAATTTAAATGAGATCTATAGGCAATACGATAAAGTAGTTGTTCCTAAACAGAATACAGAGCAAGTCAGGAGGGCTTTCCAAAACGTTTTAGGGAGAGAGGCTACAGGCAATGAACTGCTTAAATACACAGGAAGATTAGAAGGAGGCATCCCTGGTTACGATTACAGTCAGCTTATAGGTGATATTTCAGCAAGTCAGGAATATAAAGACAAGTTTGGTACAGGTGGTTTGTTTGATGCGTATGCAGATGCATACTATGGCAAGAGAATTAAAGAAACAGTTCCGGTGACGGAGGTCGGGCAAAAAGGATTTCAAAGGCCAAGTTTAGATGCGATCCGCACACGCTATGGCTTAGGCTCTGATTTTGGAGGCTATGACGTATTTAAAGCGCGTGAAGCGGGATATTCTGATGCTGAGATTGTTAAATACTTAAAGCAGAACCCTAATTATTTAGCAGGCAAGAATGTAGTTGGTGGAGAAGATGACTTCATCAGAAGGTTACAGGATGGAACATATACAGATTATAACGAACAAGGACGCGGGCAAGTTCCCATTGACCGAGGAACAGAATATCAAAGGCCAAGTTTAGATGCGATCCGCAAACGCTATGGCTTAGGCTCTGATTTTGGAGGCTATGACGTATTTAAAGCGCGTCAAGCGGGATATTCTGATGATGAGATTGTTAAATACTTAAAGCAGAACCCTAATTATTTAGCAGGCAAGAATGTAGTTGGTGGAGAAGATGACTTCATCAGAAGGTTACAGGATGGAACATATAGAGATGTAGACGAACAAGGACGCGGGCAAGTTCCCATTGACCGAGGAGAAACTTCAGATTTTGTTTATCAAGATGCAATAGGACCAACAAAAGAAGTCATTACAGACCAACGAGAAGTTAAATTTGCTCCTGATAATTTCTCTAAGGAAGCACGGAGACGAGCTGGTTTAAAACCTATTGATGATTACACGTTCACAGGTACAATTGCTGAAATCGAGGATTTTCAACAGCAGCGACGTGACGAGCGTCAATACCTTTACAATTCTGGCTTGACCTCACTTCAAGGTGATATTGATAAGAGCCTCCAAAGGATTAAGGATGGAGGAAGAGAACGGCTTGCTGTTATCCAGGGACAGTACGGAATGGTCCAAGGATTAGCTGCAGGTTTGTTTAGTTAAAAAATAAACTTCTTGTATAATTAGTTTGTAGTTTCTAGAAACACTATCATGCCCAACAGACCTCTGTCTTACGAAGAAAAGATTGCAGCGATTAATGCTGATACATCATTAGGTCAGCAGCAAAAAAGGGACCTTGCTTTTAACATTGCCTCAGACGAGTATGGTCCTGGCTTCGACCGTGATCAGTTTAACTTCCTCTTAAATCGCCTTACCGGCTCCAAGATCCGTCAGAACCGTGATGCTCAGGCTCAAGAACGTCAGAACATCTACTCCCGGGGTCTGTCCAGTATGTTTGCCAACTTCTGATCTTTTAAGGAGAATATATCATGTCATCTTCATCTAATAAAGTTGTTGATATGTTCTCCGATGAAGAGAGAAACGTTAGCGATTCGTCCGCTGGACCGCCAAGGTCTGGGTTAGATTTATCAGACGACGACATTGAGCGGTACAGAAAAGCTTACGATTTAGCGTATGAATTCGGAGAACGCAAACTTAGAGAACAAGGTTCTCAAGAAAGACAAACGATCGAAAAAGGTGCCTCAGAGCAGCGTAAAACCGAGCGAACACAAGAAGCTCGAGACAATGCTCAAGCACGACGAGCTTATAAGTTCTGAGGTCTTTTCTCACTTTGTAGAGAACTTGGATTCTTCTACAAGAGAGACTTTCATGTCTTTTGCTTGCGACAAATATTCTGTTGTTGAAATTTACATCTACGCACGGTTCCTTGGCTATCAAGGGACCGTTGCGGATTGTGATGTTTGGGTAACTTCACTTTTCGAAAAACCTGATCACATCCATACATTGTTATTTCAAATCAATGAAATGACAGAGGATGTGCGTAAATTGCGCGAAGATGTAGAAAACGGATTGATTAAAAGGGATGTGGGTGTTGCCAGGAATGCTCAAATGCAGCGTGAGATTCGTGGCAACATTGCTCAGGTGGAAGAATTTACCACAATGAAAGATAGAAAAGGTTTATTGCTCGCTGGTGCAGATAGGGCTATACGTGAATTACTTGCAATCTTTAAAGATGATCCTATTTCTATACCATTAGAAGAAGCATCAATGGCCGTATGGGCAAGGATGCAACTTGAGGAATAGTTGATATAGTATAGGTATATAGATAAGATTTAAACATGGGCCAGTCAAACCAGCGTCTTCGTGCGAATACTTACGAGAACTTACGAAACATGATGCTAGAGCGTCAAGACGCTGAGTCTGCTAGTAATTTTGGCATGGGCAACACTCCCGGCATGAGCGGTGAAAATCCCATGAATTCCATGATTGGAGAGGGAGAAAATACTGAAGGTATGGGAGGTACAGAGATGAATCCTGTTGACTATAGTAATAATGTAAATGCAATTTTAGGGGATATGTCAGAAGATACCGGAGGAATGATGCCAGGGATGGAAATGGAAGAAGAAGGGACCGAAGGACTTGACATGGGACCCGGACGCGCAACTCGTGATACAAGACGCAATATGCGTTAATAGCTAAATTTTTTATTTTATAATTACAAGAGAGAGAATTTTAAAAAAATGAGTTCAAGTTTTTTTGAAAAGCTGAGGGAAGACATTAAAGCGGGTAGAGGTAGTCAGGCACAGAAAGAACTTGGCTTTGCTGTTAAAGACGGAAGAATTGACAGGAATGCTGCAACTAAATTTTTCGGGGAGATTAAACCACTTCTTGCGGCAAACTCAAAAGAAACACCTTTAACCGATGCAGAACTAGCGCAAGTCAAGGCTGATATAGCTGCACGTAGACAAGTTCTTATCGATAAAATACCTAAAGCGATTCGACAGGGTGCCGTAACTGAGGAAGAAGTAAGGCAATATAGTACGGATATCAGGAGAGCCCAAGGTAGAGAGGACCCCGATCCTTACGGCGGCAAAACCCCACAATCGATCTTTGATAATCCAGAATACATACGAAGAAAAAAAGAGGCAGAATTAAATAGAATTAAACCGAAGAGAGGTGTTCAAAGTGCCAACAAGACTATTGAGGCGCTTAATAGATCTAAAATTACATCGGAACCTTCCGAAGCAATAAAGGCGAAACGCAAACCACAAGGTGCGCCTCTTAGAGACCCAAGTACTGCTAATAAATCATTTTCTAATCTTGCTAATAGATCAATAGACTTTGAAGGTAAGCTAAGGCCTGATTCAAGATTTTCACAGGAAGATCTTGATCGCTTTAATAAGCGGCAGGCTGATGCACGTTTTAATTTTTCCCTTTTATATGGCAAAGATGCTCTTCAGCCTATAACGACGTATTCCAGGGTTGAAGATCTTCCGCGTTACACGGAAGAAGAACTCCGGCAAAGGGTGAAAGAAAGATTAAAAGCTAATCCTAAAAGTAAATTTAACAGAGACAAAGCAAAACTGGAAGCAGGCATCCCACTTGATCCGTTTGAAGCTGCCCGCGCTCGTTTTGGAAAACCATCTGCATCCTCTAGTCAGTCAAGATCATCTGCACCCTCTAGTCAGTCAAGATCATCTGCCTCTAGACTTCAAAACGCCTTTGCGCAAATCGATAATCTCGATGGCCTGACAAAAGAGCAAAAAAATGACCTCAAGTTTAGTCGGGCACAGGCTGATACCAATCAGTCAAGATCATCTGCACCATCTAGTAAGTCAGGATCAAATTTAAATCGTGAACGTTTTACTAATTTTCTTGAGCGTCTTCAAGAAGCTAAAGCCCGATTATCTTCTAAATCAGGTAAATCAAAAACACCAGCCCCTAGAGTGACTGCTACTGAACCCACCCCAGCAGACGCACCAGCTCCTAGAGTGACTGGGCCTGCGTTCAAGTCAGTCAACACACCTGTAACAAATCCGGACGCTCCGACCAACAATGTAACTAAGCCTACCGGCGCAGCTGCTGGTTCTCAACGCCAGAACAAGAAACAATCAAAACTTCAAAACGCCTATGAGCAAATCGATAATCTCGATCTGACAAAAGAGCAAAAAAATGACCTCAAGTTTAGTCGGGCACAGGCTGAATACAACAACACTTTCGATCGAGGAGACTTTAAATTCCTTTTAGGTAAGCTGGAAGGTTCTAAGATCCGCCAAAATCGTGATGCTCAATCACAAGAACGTCAGAACATCTTTTCACGAGGTCTGTCTAGCATGTTCGCTAACTTTTAGTTAGTTTAAATTTTATATCTTGTTGAAATATCCCTGTTCTTTGTTACTGTAGAAGAATAGGGAAATTTTTATGCCTTCTTACAGTTATCAAGCTTATCGTAGAAACGCACGTGCAGCTGCAGCAAGGCAACAAATTAAACCTCATAAGAATCAAGAGCAAATTGAAAAAGCACGTGAAGATTTTGGTTACTTTTGTGAGTATGTAGCAGATAAACCTCCGGCGACACATCACAAAATATGGAATAATCATTTCATTACTCACTTAGATACTAAATGCCTTTTAAAAATTGGTGGCCCAAACATTGATCTGTTGGCCCCTAGAGGTTCCGCTAAATCTACTGTCTTAGGTTTATTAACTGCATGGGCAATTGGCGTCCATACGACAGCAGGTATGCCCTTGCAGATTCTTTATCTGTCTTATACCGTAGATATCGCTCGGTCTAAATCAGCAACAATTAAAAGAATTATTGAAAGTAAAAGATACCAAGAAGTTTTTCCAAAGGTAAAGCTTCTTAAAAACGTAACTTCTAATGAGTACTGGTCAATTGATCATAGATTCGCAGGTATTGATACGACAGGCGAAGAACAATTCACATTATGTGCAGCTGGTCTGAAAGGTTCAGTTACATCAAAACGATCTCATTTGGTCATGATTGATGACCCAATTAAATCAGCATCTGATATTGGTAATCCAGATGTTAGGAAACAAATGGAGGATAACTGGAATGCAGTTATTGCACCTACGATGTTTGAAGGAGGAAGAGCAATCTGCCTTGGGACACGCTTCAGGCATGATGATATTCATGCGACTACATTTAATGAAAACAATAATTGGAACCAGGTTGTTTTATCTGCAATTAACACTGACGAAGAGACGGGGGATCAAGTCAGCTATTGGCCTGAGTTTTGGTCGATCGATTATCTATTAGAAAAGAAAAGACAAGCACCTATTGCATTTAGTTTTCAGTATATGAATCAAGTGGTAAGGCAGCATGAGTTGTCACTTGCCCCTGAGTTAGTAGTGAAAGCTGAGATTGCTACTGAATTCGATTCCATTGCTGTAGGTATTGATTTATCTTCGGGGGTCAAAGAAAAAAATGATTATACAGTGATGGTACTGGGCGGCAGAATCGAAGATCGAATTCATATTATCGATTACCGAAGGATACGGGTTATGGGTAACTTGGAAAAGTTAGATGCGCTTAAAGAGATGCTAGCTGATTGGAATATTCTTGGACAAGATGAGAATGGATTGTATTATCCAACGATGTCAACATGTGATATTTATAGCGAAGCAGTTGCATATCAAGCAAGTCTTGAAGCAGATTTTAAACGTGTTTGCCTAAATCAAGAAAGTCTTTGGAACTTAGTGTGGCATCCAATCAAGGGGTTTCGCTCTGACAAGCTGGCTAGATTTAGGGGAACTATGGGTCTTTTCGAAGAAAGGAAAGTTATTTTTAATCGCTATCGAAACTTTACGGCAATGTTTGAAGAGCTTACTAATTTTGGAGTATCTAGCCATGATGATTGTGTAGATGCTTTGGTATGGTTGCTAAATGGACTATCAAGAAGAGGTAATTTACAAGTTGATTTTTAACATTATATTTTGATTCTCAGTCTTATAATAGATGTAAAGCACACCTCCTATGGAGCAGTTAATAGCAATTGCTATAGCAGCAATTACAGGGGGTGGTTGGACGCTCTCTAAGGTTTCAACACGCATGCGCGAAATAGAAAATAAAGTAGATAGAATGCCGATTGAATATGTGCTTAAGGCCGATTATGTAAGAGAGATGCAAAGAATGAACGATACATTTTCGGAAATCAATATTAAGCTTGATAAGCTTGTTGAGAGAAGTATTGACAACAGATGATTGAAGTCACTGAGATCTATGAAACCCCAGACGGAACTCGTTATGTAGTTTTATCAGAAGACCTTCTTGAGACTCTAGGCTGGAGTGAAGGAGATGTTCTGGATTGCAGGCTAAAAGGAAATGGAATTGTTTTTAACAAAGTTAATGAGCCCGAAAAGTTTATACCAATAGAATAGTTAAAAAGCTTTTACGACCATGATGATGAGCGGTGGCGATGCCAACATGCCCGGAGCACCTGGAAACACGGGAGCCCTGATGAACATGGGGATGATCCCTGGGCCAAGTGGTGGAATGGGTTACCTCAACCCTCCTATGGCAATGAACGGTCAAGCAATGTATGGCCCTCTGACCCCTATGGATTTCAAGCGTATGTATGCAGCAGGCGCTCAAATGATGGGTGGAGGGATGATGGGTCCTATGGGTCCTATGGGTCCTATGGGTCCTATGGGTCCTATGGGTCGGACGGGTCCGATGGGTCCGAGGGGAGACGAAGAGGA